CCAGTAGATGCAGATGATGCACCTATTGTAGAACCGTCTATAGAGCCACCATTAATGTCTGCAGTAGCTAGGGTAGCTTGGCCTGACGTAGACAGCGTTGTGAAGCTACCTGCGGCTGTTGCAGAAGCACCTATAACAGTACCATCTATATTACCACCGTTAATGTCTACAGAAGTAAGTGTTGATGTACCTGATGCACCTAGTGTAGTGAATGAGCCTGTGCTTGGGGTAGTTGCACCTAGTGCAGCTCCATCTATCGTACCACCATTAATATCGGCTGTAGCGGCTACTAAAGAAGTATTAGCATTAAGTGTCGTAAATGTACCTGCCGCTGGTGTAGCTGAACCAATAACAGCATTATCAATAGCACCTGAGTTTAGGTCTACGGATGTAATAGTTGTAGTGCCTGTAAGTGTTGATGTACCTGTAACAGATAAGTTATTGTTTAGTGTAGCACTTGTAAATGTAGCAGTTGTAGGTGTTGAAGCACCTAAGATAGTTCCATCAATATTACCTGCATTAATATCTACAGTAGCTAGTGTGGCTGTACCTTGTAAGTGTAAGTCTTTAAACTTAGCTGAGCTTGAACCTAAGTCAATATCATTAGTTGTAACTGGAAGTATAACACCGTCTTGGAAACGTACTTGTTCTACAGCGGCTGAGGATACTTCTACGAATACACCAACTGTATTGTTGTTAGTGTTTATAACAACTTTGTTTAATGCATCAACATCACCGATAAGAGGAATGTAACCACCTTCACCTGTTGAGCCATCGTGCTTGTGTCCACTTGATACAGCAAATGCATCACGGAGTTTGTTATACTCAGCGTTAATAGGTGCTGCACGAAGTGTAGCTGTTGGTATTATGTCTGCTAAAGACTGTCTTACGTAACCTGCCAAAGTATCATCTCCTGTCGGCTGTCTCATACGTCAAGGCTACTGCCTGTATAGTATGACTTGCGTTTGTATTATTTGTAACGTAGTTCACTGAAACAGAATTACCTGATCCTGATATATTGGTAAGAGTTTTAGGTGATGGATTACCATCGTAAATACCACCTGCTCCATATATAGCTGTGCCATACACTGAAGCTGCACCCTCTGTAGTAAATTCGTAGTTGGTTGGGTTAATTGTATTTATATCATCATAGTCATAAGATACACCAACAAATACTTCTGTATTACCCTCAGACTTAAGATATGTATTTACTTTGTGTACTACTTTACGTACCTCTGGGTCTTGCATGTAAAAGTAAGGGGTTTGATATAAACTAAATATATCTTGTCCACCAAAACTATTACCTTTTTCTTGTCGATGTACTTTACCAGAACTATCGCCATGTATTACATGTTCAAACTGCCCTATATACCCACTATCAACACAGTTAGCTTCTATACCGACCAACTGGCTATATTCAAAAACACTCTGTTTATTCTGACTTTTACGTATACCGCCTATTAAAGACAAAGATGATTCATTTTTAAAGAAGAATCTAAACTGTGACTTTTTCCTAAGTACAACTATAGAAATATCTACAATCTGTTCTGATAAATAGTAGTTATCGAAGATAGACTGTATTTCTTTAGACACAGTAGCAAGCTCAACATCACCAATTTTATCAGTACCAGAAATAGGACGTATACCGTCAGGGCCTAAGAAAAGTAAGTCACCACCAAATTCTACAACAGAATCAGGGGCAAGGCAACCCATATTCGATGTTACATTTTCTAATACAAAATTAGATATGTTGTTACCAATTAATCTTTTTATATTGTTAGCACCAAAGATATAAAGTTGATTACGAAACTTTTTGATAGCTGTTATAGTGTAACCTACATTAATAACACCAGCACCGTTAGCAGGGTTAAAGTCAGAATAATTAAGAGGAGAACTAAAGTATAAACTAGATGATTCAGAAGAATCACCACAAAGAAATAAATGAGAAGAAAACTCTTCTGAATACTTAGGGTTGTTTGGAGCTTGTGCGTGTGTTATTTGTGTGTATGTAGTACCATTATATGCAGCTGCAGGATTTATACCATCAGTAAGGATTAATATTTCACCTGACCAGTTAAAGCTAGTAAACCTTATTTTACTAACATTAGTCATACTAGGATTACCAGCCTCAGGTATAGCTACCCAAGAGTCATTTGAATCCTGCCACCTATACAAGTAATCATGGCCAGTTGTAGGTTTTCTACATGCAAATATACCATCATGTAAGTTACCATTAACAGCTACACCTAGTACAGGGCCAGTTCCAGGAACAGTACCATAGTCATTAGTATAACCACTTATACGACGATACCCACCCGAAAGGGCAGGTTCGTAATTAATCATACGTATAGCACTACCAGACAAACCAGAGGCTTGTGTTAAGGGATCAACATTAGTGATCAACCCTCCAGTACAAACCGATAGGTATGTATTTAGTTTATCAGCCATTTAACTAAAACTCTTAGTTGTAGCATTAGAACCTTTTAATAGTACAGTAGATAAGATAGAATCTTTACTATCTACAACAAGCCTTTTCATAGACTTTATTCCTACTTTAAATTTATCTTTGTGTAATTGTGCAGACTGTTCATTAGACCTAAAGTACATAAGGTACATCATTGCACCATCGATTATAATATGTTTAAACCTATCAGGTATAATACAAACATCAGAGCTTAATACTAAATCATTTGGAAACTTCCAGTATTTGTACTCAACAACATAAGCTGTATCGGGTACTGGAGTAACACCAAACTTTTCTTCTTGAGTCTTGTAAACATTTAAGGGTTTAGTGTAACCATCCAAACCAGAAGTGTCATCACCAGCTCTACGATTTGATAGGTACTCATCGTATGATAGTGGTTTTAAAACACCTGGGTCTGTTGTGTTTGTGTTCTTTAAATAAAAAGATTCCCAATCAGCTTTTGAATAGTCTGAAGGGAAATCGTAAGTCTTCGTACCTACTGATAGTGTTTGTTCATAGGTTACTAACGTGAAGGGCCACTCTTGAGCCTCTTGTAGTATTTCACGTATAGAAGAGTTAATAGAATCTTTGGCTAGTGATTGTACATTTTTAGTTGTAGAAAAGTCTTCTTCACTAATTTCAACCTCGTTAAGACGACGAAGTAATTCATTCACTAGGTTTATATAAGTCGCCATGTAATTTCCTACGAGATTTTAAATGTAGATAAAGGGGCAAACACAAAGTTAGCCCCTTTAAGTTATTTTATGCTAAGTTGTATTTAGCTGTAATCAATGCCTCTGGGCGTAAAATCTTACGTCCGTAAAGGTGCATACCACGGCAGATGTCAGCGAATGAATCTGGGTCACGGTATGTTTCTGTTTTATTGATTTGCTCTGCAGTTGCTACAGCTGAGTCATGTCCAGCTACGATAGCACCGTAGTTAGTATTTTGGTTAGCTGTACCTGTTGTACCTGCACCAGTACCTACTGACGGTAAGTTACTTGAAGTATATACACGGAAACCGTGGAAGTTGTTCAAGACTAGACCATTACGTAGTCCACCTGATTCACCGAAGTCTGCGTTAAATAGGCGAGAATCTTCATCACGAAGAACTTCCATAAACACAGGATCGATTACAAGCCATCTACCTGCAGTATCCACTTGGTTTTGGTCTAACAAACGACCCATACGTGCTATCAACATTGCTGGTGATACGTATGCTGTCGGTAGAGCAGTTGCTCCTGGTAAACGAGCTGCAACTGGGATCGAGTGATCACCTGCTGAAGTTGTAGTAATGTTTCCGAAATCACCTTTTTTCAGCTTGTTAGCTGCAAGTAATTCGTCTGTACCTGCTGCTGCATTAGCTTTAGTACCATTTACTACGTTGTTTACTGCACCTGCGTTAGCATGTAGAGCAGACTGTTTATAACCACTTAAGTAACCCAATACTTCTTGGTCATGCTGATCAGCCAAGCGGAAAGCCGCACGGTTTGTAGCTAAGTCCATGAAGTTTACATGTGAGTGTGCTTCTTCGATATCATCAATCTTGAAAGCAAAGTAATTAGCTTTGTCTACAACGAGTGAGAAGTCTGCGTCTGCTAAATCTTGAGCAGCAAT